GAAAAAACTTCTGATCCAAATATCGCAAGACTCGCCCCCCTGATTCCGGGTAAGTTACCAGATATCATAGAATTTCCGATACCTAAAAAAACGGTATACGTAACACTCACGTTAAATGACGTTCCCATTTTCGAAGATAGAAAGATGAGTCATTATGATACGTTTATATGCAGAGATCATCTATCGAGACGTGGAAAAGATATAGATGGAAGAATATTAACATGCGCGAATCCAATAACTAGTTAAAGACGAAGAAACTAATGAAAATAGTATGGAATCACTTGAACAAATCATAGAAGATTTGTCGTTTTTCAAAGATCTCATGATAACTAGAGACCGGAAAACACGACTTCAGTTTGAAGAATATAGGTTTAAACTGAAGCAGTATTATGGCTTGAAGCTTGCATTTGGATTGTCGTTCATGGCTAACATCATGTTAGCCACACATTTCGCGTTGAGGGATGAAAGTGTGATAGAACCTTATGTATTCGGAAATTTTACCGATACATCTTTTTAACGGAAACATACGCATTACCAAATGCTTGTTTCAAATATTCACAAGCTCTTGTGCACTGCTTTTCATTCGCACACGAAAAGAAATCGATGCGTATTTTTTTATGTTCGGGCCACGTATGCATCGAAAAGTGACTCTCCGCGAGTAAATATATGATAGTCATTCCTTGGGGTTTAAATTCATGCATCATCTTATTTAATACGGTCGACTTAGAATATTGCATTGCGCCTTCACAAATACGTAAAAGTGCTTGATGATCATGTACCAATAAACCTGGTACATTATTAACATCCACTATGTAATGAACTCCAACATGGTTTGGTTTGTGCATTAAGTGAAGTTTGATGATTATAACAAGAACTATAGCCAGTACAACTACAGTAGGTCCCCTGATATACATCCTACAATGAGCTTATATATTTATTTGTTTAGTACGTTTATCCAATAATTTCTTAGCTCCTATAGTTCTATCTAAGAAGTCAACATCTGATTCGAGCCACAATACTTGAAAAAGTATGACCAATAGAATCAGTAGAATGATACCAACTATACGTTCATCCATATATATTAGCATACATAAAGATTTTGAACGTAGCTACAATAGATGAAGCTCCTTATCAAGAAGCTATCAGACGATGCCATTATTCCTACACGCGCCTCTCCTGGATCTGTCGGTTATGATCTATACAGTACTATCGACATGTTCATTCCCCCACTGGAAAGGGGTATCGTAAGTACTGGTATTGCAGCTACTATCCCAATGGGATGTTATGGTAGAATTGCCCCCCGTTCTGGCTTAGCCGTAAAATTCGGTATCCAAACTGGAGCGGGTGTGATTGATCCTGATTACACCGGTGAACTCAAGGTGATCCTGTTTAATCAGGGTGGTCAACAATTTGAAATTAAAAAGGGCGATAAGATTGCCCAACTCATTATGGAAAAGTGTGAACTTCCTCCTATCGAAGAAGTACTGGAAATCGATGATACCGAGCGCGGAAACCGTGGTTTTGGATCATCTGGTTAATTATTTTTAAAAAAACAATGTATGAGTATTTAGTTACCAAAAGCAACTCCGCCCATACCGTCTTTTATCTTGAGAATGTTGTAATTGACTGTATAGGCGCGTACAAGATTACCATTTCTGGTACCACCGTTAAGCGTTAACTTAGCGCTATCAATGCGCGAGAAGTTCAGGCTACCATTAGGCTGAGAGCGGTTGAGAGTTAAGCAGAATGGCCACGTGAAAGTAGCAACGGTGCTTAGGGCGGCTGGAGGAAGTGCTGTGCAGTGCATCTCTGGAACAACGTTATGGTGATAGATCGCACTCGTCTCCTCGAATAGAGGAGTTCCGTTGATGTATAAAGTGGAAGTATCGAACGTAAAGTTCGTGTTCCATTGGCTGTTATCGGCATCCGACGATACAACGTGAACAGCCTTACATGGGTGGTTGAAATAAGTGAGGTCGACATCGGTGTCGGTAGAAGTCATGGGTTGGAATTGAGTCTGGGTGATGAGGATTTCGTGATCTTGTTTGACTATAAGTTCGCGTTCATCGGTATCTAAGTATACGTACGTACCGTAAACCTTAGGAGCGGCGAGATTTCCATTACCGCTGGTTCGGGTCATACCAGACCTGCAACGAATACGTAACTCAACCTGATGGAACTGAAGCGCGGTGAGAGGAAGAGACTTGGTCCAGTCCTCGGAGAAGAAGAACGGTATCACGTAGTGATCGCATTTACTAGCAGTGGTTCCAAACGCATTTTCTGGAATCTCATCTAGAGTTACAGCGCAAGACGCCTTAGCCTGGTCCCGATTATACAGTAGATTATGAACTCCCTGAATAAATAAGGAATCGAGACGTGTAACTTCCTGACCACCGATCCATAAAGAAAACTCGGTCGTACTGGAATCATTAGTGCTAAAGAACCCACTGGAATTGGCACCCGGAGCGGCAATTTCGGGGCCCTCAACCCAGACGTAACTCAAAAGATCACCCTTGGTTCGGAGGGGGATTACCACCTCGTTACCGGGCCCAAATGTACCCACGTAATCAAGGCGCTCAGGTTTTATCGAAAAATTCGTGTGACGTTTATAGTTTTGGTGGAAAAATGAAACTTGAGGCGAGCCAGTAATGTATACATCCTGGGCTCCCTTTGACACGAGGTCAATCAAAGCAGCTGACATTTATTAGTATATGATATTAAAAATTTACCGCTATAACGAAGTATGGTAAAGTTTCATGTTTTAACATGGGATGCACGTGACGAAGATGACCAGCATATTATCAGGATGTTCGGAAAAACTATGGAGGGAAAATCCGTGTGTGTGACCACACCCTTTAAACCATACTTCTTCCTGAAAGTTCCTGCTAATAGAAATGCAGCGGATACAATTGTACACGTGATGGATACATGTCCAGATATCGTTCGTTGTGACGTAGTTAGAGCGAAGGACATGGAAGGTTTCCAGAATGGTGAACACAGATCTTTCATTCAGGTTACATGTAACAACCTAATGTCCAGACGCTTTATTAGTAATAAACTGAGAAAGACAAACAAAGACGCTCTTAAAAAGGCTATAGCTCAAATGAAACAAAAAGAATGTGATGTTACATTGGCCGAGGATCATGCTAGAACTCTTTCTGAAGAACACGAAAGACTTGCTGCGAATAAGCGTGTCGAATACTTGCGCGGTGTTTTTGAACGGTCTAAAAAGGATGTAACTAAAGCAGAAGCTGTAAGTTCTCTGCGACCATACGAAGCTAACTTGGATCCCGTTTTGCGATTCATGCACAGGACTGGTATTCAGTCTACTGGATGGGTAGACACCGAAGATTCCTGTGTACGATCTTCTCATGCATTGGTGGACATTGATTTATACTGTGCATCTTGGAAAAAACTGAAACCATACGAAACAACAGATGCGGCACCTTTTGTTACGGCTTCACTGGATATCGAATGTCATAGTTCAACTGGTAAATTTCCGGATCCACAGATCCCTGGTGATGCATGTTTTCAGATTGCAATGTCCCTGATGAAGTTTGGTGATACCGAACCATTTGAGAAAATTTGTTTTTGTTATAAGCAAACTGATTCTAATCTGGAAGGTTCGATTATCAAATCGTACAAAACAGAAAAGGATATGTTGATGGCTTTCAGTGAATATTTGCGCGAAAAGGATGTTGATATTATAACGGGATGGAACATCTTTGGTTTTGATTTGGAATATATCATGGAACGTGGTATTTATAATGTTTGCCCTCTCGTGTTTTTTCAAATGAGCAAACTCAAGAATTATACGTGTGAGCTATCGAGAAAGAAACTGTCTTCGAGTGCATTGGGGGATAATGAACTGAAGCTTGTCCCCATGCCCGGTAGATTTATTTTTGATCTATTCCATGAAGTGAAACGTGAGTATAAACTGGATTCATACAAACTTGATAATGTTTCGAAACTGTATCTTGGAGACAATAAGATAGATATGGCTCCTAAGGAAATGTTTCGTCGATTTGAAGAAGGAGACCCCGTAAAATTAAGGGAGGTTGCTGAATATTGTATTAAGGATACACTATTACCTCATAGACTCGTGGATAAACTGTGTACATTCGTCAACTTGTTGGAGATGGCGAAAGCCACTTGGGTACCCCTGTCGTATCTCGTGGAAAGAGGTCAGCAGATTAAGGTATTTAGTCAGTTGACTAAAAAGGCCCGCGAGATGGGGTTTAAAGTTCCTACATACGAATATGGTCATACGGATAATACTGGATACGTCGGAGCTACTGTACTAGAAGCACAGTCTGGAGCGTATTATACCCCTATTACAGCACTAGACTTTGAAGGACTATATCCTTCTATCATGATGGCGCATAATCTGTGTTATTCAACACTCGTTATGGATCCCAAATACAAAAATATACCCGGAGTTGAATATGAAACTTTTGGAGATCATACATTTGCACAAGATGTTCCAAGCATTTTGCCTAGTATTTTGATAGAACTCAAGGCATTTAGAAAGCAAGCGAAGAAGGATATGGCCAAGGCGACAGGTGCACTAAAACAAATGTTTAACGGTAAGCAGCTGGCCTACAAAATCAGTATGAATTCCGTGTATGGATTCACTGGCGCTTCCAAGGGAATCCTTCCGTGTGTCGCTATCGCTTCCACGACTACGATGAAGGGTAGGAATATGATTGACGACACGAAAAATTATGTGGAGAAGAACTTTCCCGGATCGAAGGTGAGATACGGAGATACTGATTCTGTGATGGTAGAATTCGACGTACAAGGTAGAACTGGAAAGGAAGCTATCGAGTACAGTTGGGAACTTGGGGAGCGTGCTGCATCCGAATGTACAAAGTTGTTTAAAGCTCCGAATAACCTAGAGCTTGAAAAGGTCTATTGTCCATACTTTCTCTATAGTAAAAAGCGTTATGCTGCGAAACTTTGGACTAAGGGTAAGGATGGGAATATGAATATGGACTACATTGACGTCAAGGGTTTACAGCTCGTTCGTCGGGATAACACTCCACATGTGAGAGAGGTATGCAAAGAACTACTGGATGTAGTGCTCGATAGTAGTGGTACGGATGCACCCAAGGCTCTCGCTCGGAAACGAGCCGTGGAACTACTCGAGGGAGATGTACCCAACGAAAAACTTATTCTGAGTCAATCTCTATCCGACTCGTATAAAGTGAAAGGGAAGAGTGTGTCGATCACTGGAGATGAAATCGTCGACATTAATCAAGCTCATGTACAAGTTGTCCGAAAGATGAGGGAGCGTCAGCCCGGATCTGAACCACAGTCCGGAGACAGGGTTCCGTACATTCTCATTAACACCGGTGATCCCAAAGCTCGTGCATTTGAAAAGTCAGAAGATCCGGTGTATGTTCGAGAGCATAATTTACCCATTGATTATGCCTATTATTTCTTGAACAAATTCTTAAATCCTGTGTGTGATTTACTCGAGCCACTGTTCGAACATGTAAAAGATGAGATTTTTGGAGAACTTCTCATGCGAGCTAAACCCCCAAGGAAAACAAAGAAAAGTACGGGAGAAACCAAGCAATTGATGTTAAGTGATATATTTAAAAAAGAAAGCCCTAAGTAATATATGTCTGCACAGCAGAAAACCATACCTGAACAGATAGAAGGTATCATCAACAGGGAAGTTCAGAGGTTGGTAGCTATAGAAAAAAAAGAAGCTAGAGAGGAGTTTAGACAGAAAGAGAAAGAGATAAGAGAAGCGTGCAAAGAAGAGCTAAGAAAAAAGGAAGAGGAAGGATATGAGTATATGATTTCAGTAATAGAAAAGGTGCACACATTATATGGGGTTTCTCGACGGAAACTACGTGTAGATCTAGCCCGTGATAATGATACTAAGTGCAAGGGTATTAAGAAGAATGGAAAATATTGCACGAACAAAGCTACCAAAGACGGGTATTGTTGCTTTCATGTAAACGATCCACGTCCATCGACACCTATCTGTTTACCGGCGGGGGTATTACTTCACAATCACCCATTTCCTTCCCCAATGAGAGCGGACTGTGAAGCGTGTAATGCGATGAGAAATAACGAGGTTAGAGGTTTAGGGTCTATTATGTAATAATGAACAAATCGGATATTCTACTATCATCTATAAACACATTTTATACTATCCCAGAGAATAAAGCTACGCTCATCGAATTACTTAATAAAAGTGGAGGGATTTCTCTTAGAAATTTGGAATGGTTTATCACGAACTATTCTAAGAAGAACAATTTAACCTATACTACAAGCGATGGGAAAATATTTAGTGTTCATTGTGCATACAAATCAAGTTTAGATGGATACAGTAAAAAACTATTTGATCCATTTTGCCGAACGGAAAAGATAACATACAAACTACCCGAATCATCAGAGGAAATTCATACGACTGTTGCACAGCTGAATTTCATCCGTTGGTGTATAAAGAACAATATCGTCGATTATATTCGTAAGCATCATAACACCTTATTTAGTAAGGGAGGGAATATCCCTCTACAGAAAATCTAGAATTA